ATAAAATCATTAAAGAATCCCAAGAAGATTATAAATTACAGGGAAAAATGAATATTAGAGGGCTTATAATAGACATCGAGAACAAATAGGCCCTCATAAAAATTCAAATAAAGTTTATAGGGTAAAGCAGATGAAATATCCTAAATTTGAGAAAGTAGACAGAAAATTGATGAATAAAATTAATAATTATTTGCTAAGAAATTATATTTATATAAAAAATGTTTTGTTAAATATATAACTAACGGAGACTTGTATGTGCGGAATAACAGATGAAAGTGTAAAATTTAGAGATGGGAGTGAAATTGAATATTCTAAGTTAAAATTTGAAAATTTAACAAAAAACCAAATAGACGATTTAAATATAAGTGTAGCTTCAAAATATGACATTTTAATTATTAGAAAGAGTATTCATACGTTGAGAAATGATATATTTTCATGTTTGGGCAAGATACAAGAAGAATTGGAACAACGTGTTAAAGATGTACATGCTGATCATATAAATGATATTAAAAATATAAAAGAAGATTTTGATAATTTAAGGGGTAGGGGGAAACGAAGATGGAAAAATGTTGTAGACACTGCCAGAGATATTAGCGTATTAGTAATTATTGTTTATTATATTATCACATTAGTAAGATAATATAAAAGAGAGGAAACTGAGATGAAAGGTGAAAATTTTCACAAAAAACTTAATTGTCTAACTAAGACATTAAACGATTTTTTATATGTAAAGAATAATATTGAAAAAATGCAAAATGCCCCTAAAAAGTATGGCGGGTATTGGAAATCTGATTATGAAACAATAACAGATGAAGAATTAATAAAATCTATAATTGAAGACCTGCCTTCTAATGACCCCTATATGAATGCTAGAATTAAAGGCGTTGATAAAGAAAATGTGTTTATTATAGAGATGACTAATGTAGAATATTCACTTCTTAAAACAAAGGATTATTATAATAAAAATGTACATCCTAAATTTTCTAGTATATTATCAGATACTAAAAAAATCCTTACTGGCGAAGATATTAAATTTGAATATAAAAAAGTAGATGAAAGATTGATGCGAGACGCATTTAGTCAAAATGGTAAAGTTTTAACTGTTTATGCTGAACTTTATGAGTGTAATTTCTAAAAAATAGAATTAAGAAATTTTGAATAAAACGAAATAAAGTTAAATTTATTTCGTTTTTTTTATTTTTTCTGAAAATATTAATATTTTTATTATATTTATATAAAACTAAAAAGAATGATGAGGTTTTTATGGAAAAGAAGATAATCAGAACATATACAATTTTAGAAAGTGTGTATAAGAGTTTCAGTGAAATTTGTGAAAAAAAATGTATAAACAAGTCTAAATTTATAGCAAATAAAATTCTAGATTTTGTAAATAGTGAAAAACGTACAGATAAAATAGAACAATCTGAAAATAATAAAGAAAGAGGTTAAGATGAATTTTCTATATAAGAATGATGATGAAAGAAATCAATTAAAGCAATTTTTTCTAAATAATGTACATGGTATAGATAAAAACAAAAAAACGGTATTAATGACTGTAAGTTCTGAAACTGGAACGGCATATTTTAGATTACAAATTCCATTATTTGCTATGTATGAGAAATATCCAGATAAGTATAATTATATATTAATTGAGACTGATAAATTCTCTATAAATGTAGTAAAAAATGCTGATATTTGGATAGGGCATAGGGCTGGTACGGCTAATTCAACATATTTGAAGTATAGTAGAGCTTTCCCATATAATAATAAAACTATATTAACAGTTGGTGATTTCGATGACAATGAATACAATTTGCCTCCAAACCATTCAATGAGGCAGATGTGGTATGCTACTAAAAAGGATCAATTAGCTAAATATCAATTAGGCAATGTTGATTTGGTTACGACTACTGGTAGAGAATTAAAAAAAGATTTTATGGAATTTCAGAAATCTGACAATATTAGAATATTTAAGAATTGTTTTAATTGGAATTTACCTCAATGGAATTTAGAAAAGAATAGAGAGAATGAGCCTTTAACAATAGGATGGGCAGGATTAACTTCTCATTATGAAGATGTTAAAAAGATGTCATTATTTTTAAAAGTTATACATGATAAATATCCTCAGGTTCAATTTAAAATAGCAGGATTGACTACAAAGGATGAAATGTATTCTATAAAATATAATGAAAAAGGAGATGCTCTTTTAGAACAAATGGAAGTTAATGATATGAAACAGACATATGCTTATAGAATTAAGCAATTATTTAAAGATTTTGATCCCAAAAGGGTCGAATTTTTAGGTGTTTTATCACTATCAGAATATGGTAAATTTTATACTATGTGGGATATTAATTTAGCATATATAGAGCATAATAGATTTAATTTTTGTAAAAGTCCTATAAAAGTTATTGAAGGTGCAATATATCAATGTATTAATATTTATAGTGATGTTGGTGGTTATAAAAATGAATTTACTGATTTATTACCATCAGATTTAAAGAAAACATATCTTAAACATAATGCTTGTAGAACTGAATTAACTAAAGAATGGGTGGACAAATTATCATTTTGGATAGAGAATTGGGACTCAGATTTAAGAAGAAGTGTTCAAAAAGAAACTAAAGAATTTGTAAAACAAGAGTATGATATTTTTAATTCTATTGATGATAGACTTTCTATATATGAAGAATTTTATAATAGAAAAGATTTCTCACGGAAAAAATAGATGAAATGTTCAATTTGTCAAAATATTATATTGAATAATGAAAGATTTGGCTATGAAAAAATAGAAGGAAAAATCTTTTATTTCCATTTAAATTGTATAGATATAGTAGATGATATTATGGATGAAGATTTTGATGAAGAATCTTTTGAAAATATTGTTATTATTACAGATGAAGTAGTAGATGTTTAGAGTGGTGAAGAAAAATAATGGCAGTTTTTAATAAAAAAGATGGTGAAGAAAATAAAAGAAAAACACCATCTGCTGATAGAGTTAAAGAGCTCTTAGAATATAAAAGAGATTATGTGAAATTCATTGAAGATAATGGTCGAATTAGAGCATTTGGTTTAAGACCTATTAAACTATTCGACTATCAAAAAAGTCTTATCCATGACTTTCAAAATCATAGATTTAATCTTATCTTAAAAGCACGACAACTAGGCGTTTCTACAGTTGTTGGAGCATTTCTTGGAACATATTCTATTTTTCACGACAATGTTGATATAGTTATTGTAGCTATTAATGAAGATGTAGCTAAAGAATTAATATTAAAAACAAAGGTCTTTATAGAGAATTTAAAGCCTAGATTCAAACCTACAATATTAAATCCTAGAAATAAAGAATCTATTGAATTCAAAAATGGTACTAGAATTATGGCTGTTACATCTACTTCTAACGCAGGAAGAAGTTTTTCTGCGAAATTTCTTGTATTAGATGAAGCAGCTTTCATTAATAATTCAGAATCATTGTGGACATCGGCATATCCATCTTTATCTGTAGAAGGTAATGCTATTATTCTTTCTACTCCCGCAGAAGAAAATACGTGGTTTCATAAAATGTGTGTTTCTGCTGAAAACGGAGATAATGAATTTAAATTAACTAAATTATATTGGTGGATGAGGCCGGAATATAATAATGATCGATGGAAGAAAATGACTATTGCTAATTTAGGTGATGAAAGACGTTTTGAGAGAGAATATAATTGTAGCTTTCAATCATCGGCTAATACAGTAGTTTCTACTAAGAAAATTAATGAAATTCTCCGTTCAAATGCCACTAAAAATATCCGTTCAATAGAAAAATTTAAATCAATATCGGGTAAAGAATATGAAGAGTTGGATATTTATGAGGCTCCTCAGTCGAATAAAATTTACTTAATAGTAGCAGACACGGCTCAGGGGCTGGGTGAAAGTGGAGATGCTAGTGCTTTTTTAATATTTAATGTAACAGATAATAAGATAATAGGAGAATATGCTAGTAAATTCATTACAGAACGCTTATTTTCCAATATAATTATAGATATTGGATATACATACAATACAGCTTTAATATTAGTAGAAATAAATGCTGGAGCGTTAGTATCTCAATATATTATAGATGAAAAGTATAAAAATATATTCTATTCTGATAGAAAATTGTCTTTGTTTATTGAAGATAATGTGAAATATAAAATGCCTAATCAATATACTAGTAAAACCGGACAACAAGCAAGAATATTACCAGGTTTCTTAACAACTAGTAAAAATAAGGTTATGACAGTTAATAATATGAAAAATGCTATTATGAATGGTGAAATTAGAGATATTTATACTACTAAAACATTAGAACAATTAAAAACCTATATTAATGATAATGGTAGATATAAAGCAAGATCCGGCTCTAATGATGATAGAGTTACTTGTCTTCATCTAGGATTATGGATTCTAAAATATGTTTGGAAAATAATAGAAAATAATAATTTACTAAATGATATTATAGTAGATTTAATGACAGTAAACTCGGTTAAAGTCACGGATAGTAAAAAAATGACTGAAATTACAGCATTTTCTCCAATATATAATATGAAAAAATTTAGACATAAAATGAATCCGTATAATTATGGTGTTCATATTGGAGATGTTAGATGTTTTTTTGATAAAATGCCTAATACTAGTCCTGTTGTTGTTACTGAACCTGTTGAGAATGAGAAAAGTGAAGAAAACGAATAATTTTTTTATATTTATATAAAATAACTTTTATTGAAATTATGACGAAAATCGGAGATTATAATGCCTGATCTTATATTGAGAAATAAAAAATTGTCTATAACTAGTAGATTAAAAAATTATTTTGAAGTGCCTTATATTAAGAAATTCAGACCTATTATAGGGGCTGGTGGTTCTTATTATGGCGGAGGCGGTGTAGGAAATGTTATGAATCCTGGCATTGGTAGAGCCGCACATTTAATGCAATCTTTTGGCTTTAATCCTCTAATAGATCGTATGCAAAGATATGGTGAATATGCTGTAATGGACTATACGGCTGAAATATCAGCAGCATTGACTATTATGGCAGACGATTCAACAATAAAACATTTAGACGGAAATACGCTTAGAATCGTTACAGAAGATGAACAAATAAAAGGTGAATTAGAGTATTTGTTCTATGATGTCTTAAATGTTAATATGCAGTTGTGGGGATGGGTGCGAAATATGTGTAAATTTGGGGATAATTTCTTATTACTAGATTTAAATGTAGATGAAGGTGTTGCAGGAGCATTAGAATTATCTCCTTATGAGGTTGAAAGAGTAGAAGATATTTTAGATAGAAATAACCCTATTAAATTTTTGTTGAGTAATCAGCGAGAAAGAGAATTTAATATCTGGGAAATTGCACATTTTCGTATGATGTCTGATAGAGATTTTCTACCTTATGGGAAATCCATAGTTGAACCGATTAGAAGGTATTGGAGAGAAATGTGTCTTGTAAGTGATTGTAATATAATGACTTATGAAGATTTTTCAAAAAAAGTTGCTGATGTTGAGGCTGGTGATAGTGTTTATTCATTTGATTATTTAGAAAATAAAATAATAAAGACTGTTATAAAAAAGAAACAATATATGGGAAAGCAGAATGTTTATGAAATTAAGACTAAACATAGGAAAATAAAGGGTGCGACAGACAGGCACGGATTTTTAGTAAAAGAACAGCTTGGAAATGTATTATATAAACCATTAAAAGATATAAAAATTAAAAAAGATAGATTAGTTTTGCCAGTAATACTTGATGGATTATCAGAATATAAAATTAAAATTGATTTTGAATTAAATAATAGTTTTGAATTTATTTGTGATAGTAAATTTGTTAGATTTTTCGGATTTGTATTGTGGAATAATAGTCTGGAAAATGAAAATTTTAAATCA